AGTAGGTGACTGTTAATCACTTGGCCACTGGTTCGAATCCAGTATCCGGAGCCATAACTTTAATCAAACAACTATTTCATTTTAACTATAAAAATCAAAGAAAAGATATGATATTCTAATTTATCATTTTAATAAGGTTTATTTTGGATTTGGATTTTTTTATAGTTGCATCTATTGTGCTTATTATAGCTGCTTTTGTACATGGTAGTATAGGTTTTGGTTTTGCTTTAATACCTACTCCTATAATAGCAATTTTTACTGATATTCAAACTGCAATCTTACTTACACTTATTCCTACTTTAGTAGTTAATCTAGTTAGTTTTTTAAGTGAGGGTGTAAAACGGCTCATGAAATGTGAATTATTTGCTCATGAAATGTGTGTATATGTTAATAAATTAGAATTTAATCCTTTAGTTAATCTTTTGTCTATATAACCTTTACTTACTTTTCATAACCAAATATATATCTTTTTTTTATATCAAATATTTACTAACCTTTTAAAAGCAAATGTTTTAAACTATACCTTTATTAATACTCCACTTACTTTTCCAATGATACTAACATCATCTATATTTAATGTAATATCTTCATATGATTTATTGGTAGACATTAATACTGCTTTATTATCTTTAATCTCTATACTCTTAATATATAAGCCATCATTAGTATTAATAAGATAAACACCTTTACTATTAATATCTCTTTGACTCTTATCTATAAACAATAAATTACCATCTTTTATATCAGGCTCCATGGACTCTCCTAATGCCTGTAGAACTTCAGTATATTTATAGTTACTATTTATATGATCTAATAGCTGCTTATCAATTACTAAAGGAGATGGATTCACTTCATAGTTAATTGCACCACCTCCAGCTGAAGCTGTAACTGTTCTTTGATACTTTAATATTATATAGTTAGATGTAGGTTCAATTAAAGACTCAGGAAGTTGCTGAAAGAAGAACCAGTTAATAGATATGTTTCTTTTGGCTAAAAAGGTCATAATTTCAAAGTATGGCACACTATTTCTATGCTTTAATTTTCTGAAGTTTGAAGCTTCTATTCCAAGAGCTTGTGCAACATCCTTATCAAATATTTTTTTATTGCCAAGCTCTTTTGAAAGTATATCTTTTAATCTATTTAGATAATCTCCACTATTCATTTATATTATGCTGTTGATAATCTAATCTAAAGTTATTCATTACGTCCATTGTTCTCTCTGTAGGATAAGGATAATATATAGGAATAACGCCTGTCTCTTGACAAAACTCTAATACTTCATAACCCATTAATTCAATAGTTTTCTTTTCTTGTCTTTCAGACATTGCTGAAGTTCTCCAATGATTAAAGTAAATTCTATCTTCAAAGTTAGAAACTGCAACACTACTAACTCCTTGATATTGCCCACCTGTTACTTGCTGAAAATTAACATTAGGTAAGTTCTCATTTAATACTTCATAGAAATGCTTAGGATCCCATCCTCCATGATTTCTACAATCAGCTAATGCTTGAACTGCTTCTCTATGATTAATAAATGCATTAGTATATAAACCTTCTAGTGAACAAGTAAACCCTACATTTGCATCAACTATTGCAAATAGAAACTTTCTTAAATCTTTTGAATAAACACACTCAACAGTACAGTTTGCATAAATAATTGAAAAGAAGGCAACTGAAACACCTTCATTATCCATTCTATTTTCAAGTACAGGTATATTTGTAAATCTCATTTATTTCCTTCGTATAATACATTTATCAATCAAATATTAAAATATTGATTGAAGTTCTATAAAACTCATAGCTCTCACAAAAGCTAATAATAAAC